GTCAAATAGGTAGTTTGCTTAATATATTAAGGTAAGCGAGGCCCTGGAGCTTAAATTATTAGGTATATGAGGAGTACACCTTAAATTTTTAGGGGGGGCAAGGGGGATACGCATTTTTTCCTTGGGGGGGTTCTATTTCCTCAAAAAATATGGTTTTTAACTATGAAATCATGGGTTTCGTAGAAAATTTGGTAAGAACTATGAAAATTCTTTAAATTTGTATTATGGCAAATATTCAAAAAAGACCTGAAAAGGCATTAGCAATAGAAATTTTTGCAACGCAACCTGATAAAAGCATACAACAGGTAGCTGTAGAGGTTGGAGTTGATCCTAAAACGATGTATAATTGGCGATGTGACCATAAGTTCATGGATGCAATTTATGAGCGTTATATGGTCGTTTTTGGGGGTGAATTACCTGCTGTGTTATCTGCTATGGTTAGGGAGGCTAAAGCTGGAAATGTACAAGCTGGTAGATTAGTTTTAGAGCATAGTGGTAAGTTGGTAAAAAATGTGAATGTAACTATTGATAGTCCTTTTGAGAAGTGGCTGAAGAAGGTTGATGATGCAGAGGTTGTTGATGGTGAGATTATTGAAAATCAAGTTGTAAGCTTGGTCAAAGAAATTGAAGTTGAGGTAGAATCATTGCCTCCAAGAAAGATTGAAAATCCTGTTGAAAGAGTTAAGCGTGAGAAAAAGTCTTTGGCAGAGCAAAAGAAGAAAGCACAATACAATTTGCAGCAGAAAGAATGGTATAGATGGAAGAAACGTGCTAAAGCTGTAGGTGTTGAACCATTAAAAGGTGGTAGGCCTACACCTGGTCAAAGATTGGCTTGGGAACAAGAAGTAATAAGGAGAGAGAATGAAAAGAAAGAGTCGTAAAGAGTTAGAGGTAGAAGTTCAAGCGTTAAGATTGCAATTAGCATCATTCAATACTTTGTTTGGTATGTATGTTAAGTATAAAGGTGATAGCATTAGCTTTCAGAGCTATCTCAAAAAAGAATTGGAGAATAAAGATGCCAAAACTGGAAAATCTAAAGATAAAAAAGGTTCAAAAAAGCTGGTTTATTGATATTGAACTAGAAATTGGCGAAGAAGAAGCTGAATACTGGGATCTAGAAACTGAAGATGAAGTAGAGGACTTTATAAGTCATACTTTATCACATTATTAGGTAACACCCATTTTATCTACCCATCCTTTACCTAGCTCTTTTTCCATTGCATTATAAACTTTTTCTGAAATCCTAAAGGTATGAACAGCTTCACCTGGTATTTCTTGTGTGAAGCCTTCATTGCAATCAACTAAATTATCTATAATCATTTGTGCTAATTCTTCTATTTTCTGTAAAACCTGGTCTAATTGTTCATCTTTTTTGCTCATTTAACCCTCCATACTTTGTTGATCCTGTTTATCAGTCTTTCTGCTCTTTTTTTCTCTCCTTTTTTGAAATTTTGTTTGAAATTTCCTTTTGGTGTGAAAAATGGGTTTCTTGAAGGTACTTTTTTTCCTCCAAAATTCATTTTTTTGCCTAATCCTTTGTTTGATACTGTATATCCTTCCATGTGGTATTTGAGATAGCCAACTGCCTGCACTCCTTTTTTACTTGACTTTATTGATCGAAGCAAGTTACCTGTCCAAACAAGTGGCTTTGTGCTTGTGGTTGGTAGTCCATATCCTTTTGGAGAAATACCTTTTCTTCTAACATATTTAGATGATTCTTTTAATGGAGCTATGCCAGTAGAATTTTCAAGATTTTCCCTTGCAGATTGTGCGAGTTCTTCGTAGGAGTCATCAAAGTAATCTTCTAAAACATCGTCAAGTGCATTAGAAAGTTTTCTAAAGCTAAAATTTGACTTTGCTTTCGTTGTGATTGCCATATATTACTCCTCTTGTTGTGGTGTGTACTGTCCTCCAGCAGCCATAGCTTGTAAATGCTCATCTTCCATTGCAAGTCTGTTCTTTTGGATGATAGCTGTGGCCTGTTCTTCTGTTAAATCTTGATTTGACTCCATAAGTAGCCCTACTTCGTCTATCATGTGATGTTTGAGTCTATGCTCATCCATTAATATTTGATCCTGTACTGTTTTAGGGTATTCAGGCTCATTGAAATCTAATGATAATTCACTCGGTAATGCAACATTGTTGTAAGAAGCGATTGCTTTTTCTACTTCATATAGCTCATGCTCATACATATTCCAAAGCTCAAGGTCATCTTGATAATCCTCAAAACGCTCTAAATCTTTAATCTTGAGTGCAATTCCTGATGGAGTTTCCCCACCATCTTGAGCGAACTGCACATACAGATGATTATTCTGTGCAACCAAGTCTAATTGAAATTTAACTGACTCAATTACTGCTTGAATATCCCCTTCAGGAGCAGCAATACCAAAAGTAGAGCCTTCAGGCAAATCAAGTATTGTATCACTCCCTGCTCTTTCTAATTTCTTGTCACCATACATACCTGTAATAAATGGCTGACCAAACATTTGAAATCTTAATCCTAATTGCAACTCTGTCATGGTTATGTTTACTTGCTCATTGCAACCAATAATATCATTAGCCCCTTCAACAAAGAAAGAGTCAACTTGCTCTTCTCTATGAGTAAACATAAATGGTATTACTCCATAGCCATGCTCATATTCTTGCACTATATTTCCAGCTTCATCAAATTGGATGTATTTTTCTTTATCCCAATATGCATATTGTAATTTATCGGCACTATACACATCACTAACATTCATAAGTATTGGATATGTAATTGCTTCAGGAACAAATGGATTTTCATGAAGGTGAACATCAAAGTAGTATACTGGTCTATAGTCAAAGCATGGTACTTCTAAATCATCACGATATATAACTTGCGTTGCAATTGTGCCTACAAGACGTGTCATGCGTTCAACGTGTTTCATCCTGGCATCTTTTTTGCGTGTTAGTGTTGCATAAGAATCATTCGCAGTACGAGATGCTCCAACTGTATAGATTCTTGACATTTTATTAATAAATCTTTTTGTAAAGTTTGCATTGTATAATGGTATTTCTCTGAATGCATCAGCAGAAAAGTAATCATCTATATATTTTTCAGTTTCTGTGCCTGTGTAATAGTCAAGCAATTTTCTTATCTCATCCCTTCTTGCTTTTGCTTGAGCTAATTTGTAATCTTTTATTGATTCTTTAATTATTTCTGCTGCTAAATTCATCTTTTAATTACTCCAACTTCTCTTTGCCTTATAGGGAATCTGTTTAAAAAAAAATAACGCACCATATCCATGCCATGGTCGTTCCTGCCATCTTTTATGGGTTCAGGCTTTAGGTCTTTCCCATCGACTGCTTCAGGGTATCTATAGTTTTCAAAATCCTCTGCGAGTCCTGTACACTTACTGTGTAAATGCACAAATCTTTCACCCTGTGCATTTTCTATGAAGCCTCTAACATGACTAATACCTGAAGCTATACTTCTTGAAACTTTATCTCTCACACTTCTGATTTGTATACCATGTCTTCTAAAAATCTCTATATCTCCCATTCCTGACTGACCTTGAGCCTGCATACCTGCTGGATCACCATAATATTCTCTAACATAATATGGCTTTGCTTTGATTTTTTCAATTAACTCGTCAGTTTTGATGTTTTGTTCATGTACAATTTCATCAATTATGTTTACATGCCAAAACCCTGCTACCATATGCGTTTGAAACCATGCAACAGCAGGCATCCTATATCCAAAATCAATAGAGCAGAAAGTTGGAAAGTTAGGATTGTATGGGAAGTCGCCTACATCTAACTGTCTATCAAATGGGTAAACTCTACCCTCAAAAGATGTAAATTTAGCTGCATATTCTTGCTCATACAGCTCTTTTGACATATTTCTTTTACGTTCAACTAAAAAAGCATCTTTTTTACCATCAGGAAATGCATATTGATTATTCCAGGATGGAGCTTGGTGGGATTCCCATAAAGGATCTTCTTTCCCAAGTAAAAATATTTTATATATCCAATTATACCCTTCAGGGGTAGTTATGAATATAGCTTTACCCTTTCTATCTGAAAGAGTGGGAGATAAGTACATATCCCAAATTCTTTTTTTGACTTTAGCTGCTTCGTCAATTATAAGCAAGTCTAAACCTTCACCAACAAGTGAATCAGGGTTATCAGCAGACTTACCTTCAATAGTTGTTCCCCATTTAAATTTAATAAAGCGTTCTTTTTCTGATGCACGCTCTATATCATTTGCTCGACCAACTACCATTTTCTGCCACACTTCTCTAAACATAAGATCAGCTTTATCGTATGAGAGCCCTACTAACCATATCTTTTTATTTGGCTGTGATGCAATATATGTAGCTTCCATTGCAGATGCTGTTGTTTTGCCAAATCGCCTTCCACAAACCATAACAAAGAATCTTGCACTATCTTTTTTAGGGTAATGTAGCTTCAATTGCCCTAAATGGGGCTTGTACCCCATAAAATCAAACCATTCTTTTTTATAATCTTTGTTTATATCCATATAGAATTGAGAGCTAATCCCAATAAATTTGCAAATTGCAAACAAAGTAATTTAACTTATGCTACCTGTAAAATGCAAGATATTGTGTTTTACCAATCTTAAACCACAACATGGAGGGCAGTATGTCCGAAGAAACAAACCCAGTAGTTACTGAAACAGTAAGTGAGGAAACTACACAAGAGGCAACTACACAGACCGATGTAGGAGCATTAATTGCAGAAAGCAAGAAGTATCGTAAAAGGTCACAGGATGCAGAGGCTCAACTTAAAGAACTTCAATCTCAATTAGCAAAAGCTGAAGAGGCAAAACTTAAAGAGAAAGAAGACTTCAAAACTTTGTACGAAAAAACAGCAAGTGAAATGGAAGTGTATAAATCACAGGCTGACAAGTGGGCAAGTTATGAATCAGTAAAGCGTGAGGCTCTTTTAAATAGCATTCCTGAAGAAGAAAGAGAAACTATGTCTAAATTAGATTTAGAAACTCTTGAATTTGTGACTAATAAAATTAGTAATGTAAAGCCTAATATGCCTGAAGTAGTTGGTCAGCCAAGAACACCTGAAATGAAAAAAACGTATTCTGAAATGACTAATGCAGAAAGAAAGGCAAATTGGGGCAATATAGTAAAACAATTTAATATGAAAAAATAATAAGGAGAAGCTATGGCTTTGACAGACCCATTGGGTTCTAATATACTTATTGGTGGATTGCAAGGAAATGCATCACACAATGCTGATGCTGATACAATTGGAGATCAGTTCGTTCCTGAAATGTGGGGCGAGGCAATATTAGACTCATTTCAAAAAAATACAGTTATGACAGGTGTAGGTACTGACCTATCATCTATGGCAGGTGCAGGAGATGTTATTAATCTTCCACACGTTGGTGTTCCTATCGTAAAGGCTGTTTCACAAAACTCTGAAACTATTGCAATGGATGTTTCAGGTACTGATACTGCAACAACAACACAGCTTAAATTTGATGAGCACTATGTTGCTCCTCTTTGGATTCCTGATGCAGTAAAAGTACAATCATCTTATGATTTGTTTAATCTTTACTCAAATCAATTGGGATACGCTATTGCAAGGACAGTTGATAACTACTTAATGTCTACAGTTGCTAATGCACTTTCAAGTGCTATTGGTTCAGGTGATGGTGTGAATGCTAACTCAACAATGAATGTTGAAGTAGCAGCATCATTAACCCCTGCAAACCTTTCAACTTTAATGTCTTTAATTATAGGTGAGACAGGCAATACAGATGGATGGACTATCGTATTAGGTAAAACTGCATATGGTGCTTTAGCTAATTCAAGCAACTTTGGCAATGCATTTACACAAGGTGTTGCAGGTGCTCCATTAGGTCAAGATTTTGCATCTACAGGAGTTGTTGGACAATTATTAGGTATGCCTGTAATTGCTTCTAACAGCGTATTCTTGGATGCAGGTGCTGTTGCAGCTTCAGCAGGTAATATAGAAAAAGGTATTACTAAAGCTTGGACAGGTTTTGATACAGGTTCAAGTGGTGCAGATACTGATGACGACGATTTACTTCGTGGTTTTGCAATTCACAATAGTGCTTTGTATTTTGGAATACAATCACAAAATGTTAAGCAATCATATCAACACACATATATGTCAGATTTAGTTTCTGCTGATGTGTTATATGGTGCAGTTGCAAGATGTGCTGATTCAGATGGCGACAGAAGAATCATCGCATTAACAGATAGTTTAGACTAAAGCTAACTGATTAAATCGTAAAGGGGGTGGGTAACTGCCCCCTTTATTAAGGGGTACATGAAAGACTTATTAGAAAAAATTAAACATCACGAAGGATTTGTAGATCACGTCTATAAGTGCACAGAAGGATTTGACACTATTGGATATGGATTTGCCATTAAAGACCTTGTGATTCCTGAACATATTGCTGAAGAGCTACTTATTATAAAATTAGAAAAATTACAAAAGAACGCTAACTCCAGGTTTAAGTGGCTTGAAGATGTGCCACAACAAGTCCAAGAAGTTGTGCTTAATATGTGTTATCAGCTTGGCATTACTGGAGTATCAAAATTTAAAAAGGCCTTAAAAGCCATGCAGGATGGTAATTGGGAGAAGGCTTCTGATGAAATGCTTGATAGCAAGTGGGCAAGACAAACCCCTAATCGTGCTAAAGAGTTAAGTAATATCGTAAGGAGTTTACATGAAGAAGAGTCCAGTAAAAAGGGCAATAGTAACACCTGATAAGCACTTCCCCTTGGCTGATATGCCAAGCATTAAAGTTTTATGTAAGACAATAGAGATAGTTAAACCAAATATATATGTAGATTTGGGTGACATAGGCGAATGGGCAGGATGCTCTCATTGGCAATGGAGTAAAAGAAAAAGACCACCTTTAGAGTATCAATTACCATTTATAGACCAAGATGTTAAAGATGTAAACGCAGGTATGGACATCATTGATGAATCCCTGGATAAGGTTAATTGTAAGCAAAAGCATATGATAACTGGGAATCATGATGACTGGATGAACAAGTTTGTTTTCGAAAACCCATACTTAACACAATACAATTTTGAAAAGGCAGTTGATTTAAAAGGGAGAGGATACAAGCATCATCCATGTGGACAATATTTAAAAATAGGAAAGTTAAACTTTTATCATGGCCATCATTTCGCAGGGGTTCAACACACAAGGAATCACCTGATTCGATTAGGATCAAACGTAATGTATGGTCATCATCACGACCTGCAACAATCAAGTGTGACTCATATGGATGGAGTCAAAAGTGCTTGGAGCATTGGTTGCTTGAAAGACATGAGCGATGAAAAAAATTCATGGCTTGGTGGTAGGAAGATTAATTGGAGTCATGCATTTGCTATCGTTGATTTCTTCCAATCAGGTTTATTTACAGTACATATTATTCAAATTATTAATGGAAAAACATCTCTTTGGGGTGAGCTTATAAATGGGAACAAATAATGGATCTAACTCTAATAGATCAATATGGGTTGCCTATTGCAATGCTTATTGGCTTTGGATGGTATATAATTCAAAGAACCAAGTTCCTGGAAGAAACGCTCACAAGGGAAATGAATGAGGACTTTGATCGTTTGGAAAAAATAATTGTAGCTCTAATTTCACAGATAAAGTTAGCACAATTGAAGGTTGAAGAGGTCAAGGGATACATTGAAGGTATTGAAGATATATTGTCAAGACTAATGGATGGAGAGCCAAAAAAATGAGCGATTCTTTAAAAGCTGTTGGTACAAGCATGGGAACTTTAGCAATAAACTTTTGGCAATTAGTTCCTGAAGCATTGGGAGTGGTTTTGATTATACTTAACATTATTTATGTAATTTTAAAAATTAAGAAGGAGTACTAATGTTTCCTGTTATACTCCAGCTATTGACACCAAAAGTAGTTAAAGCTATCATGGCTTATGTATTTGAAAAGAATGATCTTGACTACAAGATGGAAAAGCTGATTGAAAGGGTTGAGAGTTTAGAAAAAGATTCTCATCCTCCAAAGAAATTTGATACACAGATTAAAAACTTACAAAAAGCAGTTAAACAATTAAAGGAGAAAAAATGAGCATTTTTGCTAATTTAGGCGACCAGGTTATTGATGAAGTATTTGGTGAAGAGTTACAAAAAGAGGTAGTAGAAGCATTAAATAAGAATGTAGATATACCTTTTATATCAGAAGAAACTGAAGAAAAAATAATGAACGCTCTTTATGATACTGTTGAAGGTGTTATTAAGACTGCTATTAAGAAGGCACTTTAATGTGTAAGTGTGATTGCAGCTGTTGCTGCTGTTGCGATAAATGCGACTGCAAGTGTAATGGCTAAAAATTTACAGATAGATAGAGCAGTTGATGGCAATCTAAAACCTGTTAAGGATTCAGATGGTACATTGACTGCTTTAGAGGTGTCTAATGACAAAGTAAGAACTAAAGCATTAGATGTAATAGGTGATGTAAATGTAGTAGGTGAAGTAAAAGCCTCATCACAAAAACATTTGCATATTATCAACACAGGGTTTTTTGGAAACAGCTCAAAGCAGTTTATACCATTAAATGGATATGTATTTGAGAGGACTGCAACATCTTCTAACAATGAATTTGTTGCTATGCCAGTTCCATATAATGGAAGGGTAGTTAAAGTTGTAGTAAGGTGTGAGAACAGGATTGATGATGTTATTGTTGGATTTCATAAATCTTCTACAGGTACAGAAGTGCCTAACTCTACTGCTACAAGCAGCGTAACTCAAACCATGTCTGTTGATGACACTTCAACTGAATTTGATTTTACTAATTTAGACAATACATTTGTATTAGGTGATATTATAGCATTTTCATTTGACCCTGAACTTTCATCTTCAGATACTAATGTAGTAGTTGTTTTAGAATATGAGGTTAATTAATGAGTTTTACAGGTAAGACAAAAGCAAGTACATATAAAGATATTTTACAAATGAACAATTCTAATAGTGGTGTTGATACTACTACAAGGAATGTAGTTGATGGTGAAGGTACTGCAAGTTCAATATCAATATCTGATGATGTATTAACAGTTAAACCACAGAATGATGATACTACTGCTTTGTTCAATGTACAAGATTCTGATAGTAATAATCTTTTAGTGGTAGATTCAACCAATGATTTAATAAAAGCAGGATTAACACAAACTGCTGTAAATACACAAATACAGCATTTTGGTTTTAGTAGTAATGCTTTGTTGCCTACAAACACTAATTGGCAAGGAGTACCTTCTTTTGCTCAAGAAACTCAATCAAGGTTAGAAATGGGTTCAGGTTCTACTCCTGATTCAAGTTTAACAATATCTTTAAATGGAGATGATTTAGTAGGGCATATTTTTTATGTGCCTGTAAACTTAACAATAGACTCCTGCTCTGTATGGGTAGGTGCAGATGCCTCAAGTGGAGATACTCTACAATTTAGCGTTATGAGTTATGATATAGATACATCTAATAGTGCAACAGGTGGAGATTTATCTAATGGGGCAGAACATTGTGTATCTCCTTCTACTATAACAAGTGCAGGTTATGAGCAATCATACTTTCAGCAACTTACAGTATCTACTGCTAATGTAGATGCAGGTAAAGTAATTATGGCTTTTATAAAGTCAGATGGAACAAACTCTGATTATTCAGTAAATATGAATTTAGTATATCACATAAGATAGGAATAGAAAATGGCAAATTTTAATGTAAGTTTAGATATAGAAGCAGATGGTGAGATTTCTGCACAGAAAACAGGCACTTTTGATACTGCTATAAAGCTGACAACAGATGTAGATAACGCATCTACGTTTAACCTTTTAGTTACAGGTGAGGCTGCAAAGGGTGGTGGAAGCCTTGACAATGCAAAAGCCTTAATGATTAAAAATTCAGGGATAGTTGGTGCAGAGGTTAGAATAGTAGCTGAATCTTGGACAGCAGGCTCTCCTGATGTTAATGGCAATACTGTGCATAAAAGTTTTTTACTAGGAGCAGGTGATTTTATGTTCTTGCCAAACATTAAACAATGTGGCTATTCAAGCACTCAGTCTGCTGCTGATGGTGAATCATTAGACAATCAAGTGCCTGATTCTAATATGTATGTAGATAGTGGTGCTGATGTAGACCACGCTACTGCAAATACAATAGGTTCTGATGCTACACACACAACTCTTAACCTTGAAGATGGACATTCTAAATACTTTAAGGTTGGTGATTTAATAAGATTAGAAAATGAGATATGTGAAGTTACTGCTGTAGGTACAGGTGCAGATTTAGCTAATAGTACGCTTACAATTACAAGAGGCAAGTATGGCTCAACTGCTGCAACTCACGCTGATGATGTAGCTGTTAGATTGCCATTCTTCAACGCTTATGCAGACTTTGATAAGTATTCTACTGCACAAACAGATAATTCAGGCAGATTTAAGGCATTCAATTTCTTTGGATATGGTAGAAAATCTAATGAAGTAGCAGATGGTTTAGTTGCAGGTTCTATTAGTGGTAAATTTTATAGTGCAGGCTATCAAGAATTAGGCATGAGTGGTATTACATCTTCAACAGAATCAGGTTTAGCTGCATCAACTGCATATGCTTTTGATATAGCAGTAGATGGTGGCTCTGATTACACTCTATCATTTACAACATCAAGTAATACTAAATTTGGTGGATCTGATGGAATTATACAGAAGATACAAGATGCTTTAGATGCAGGATATTATGCTTCAGGCAACCTATTGGAAAAAGCAGTTACAGTTGCGATAGTTAATGGAGATATAAGATTTACATCAGGGCAACACCTATCAACATCTGCAATAGCAATATCAGCTCCTAATAGTGGAACAACTCCATTTGGGGTAGGTAGATTTGTAATGGCAGTTGGAGATATAGAAGCAGCAGTACCTGCTTTACTTCCTGATGACGTTATTTTTGATGCAACAACTAATATCTCAAAACCTAATATAACAGGGATGTTTTATGATGATGGGTTTGGGAATATTTTAGGTGCGTGTACAGGCACAATCAATTATGAAACAGGTGTTATAGATATACAGGGATGCCCACCTAATGCACATTTTGTAGTAAGTGCTAATTATGGCTCTGCTCTTGCAGGAGGTGCAGAGTTCAGCTCAACGCTTGGCAACTCTATAACTGCTATTTCAGCAAGAAGTGTAAATCAAAAAATTAATACAACCATTGACGTAGTGGGTATTAAGTAATGCCAAAAAAGAAAAAAAGAGCTAAAAGAAAAAGCACAGTAAATAAGGCAGGTAACTATACCAAGCCTACTATGAGAAAAAGATTGTTTAATAAGATTCTTCGTGGCTCTAAAGGTGGTAGAGCAGGCCAATGGTCAGCAAGAAAAGCACAGATGCTTGCAAGGCAGTACAAAGCCAAAGGAGGAGGCTATAAATAATGGCTCTGAAGAAGTCACAACGATCATTAAAAAAATGGACAAAGCAAGACTGGGATTATGTTTCTAAAGGTCAAATGAAAAAGCCAAGAAGCAAAAGAGGAAGATACCTTCCTAAATCAGTTAGAGCTAGATTAACTAAAAGTCAGAAGGCTTATGAAAATAGAAAGAAAAGAGCTGCATCTGCAAAAGGAAAGCAAAGAGCTAAATATTCAAAATCAACAAGACGTAAGGTTAGGAAGGCTAGATAATGGCTAAAAATTTAAAAGGAATTAGTTTAAAAGGTCTTACTAAAAGCCAAAAAAAACAAATGTCCACACACAAAATTCATCATACAAAAGCACATTTAAGGACAATGGCTGCTGCTATGAGAAAAGGAAAAACATTTAAACAATCTCATAATATAGCTATGAGAAAAACAGGAAAATAGGAGGTTATTATGCCATATCATTATGGAAAGAAAAAAATGGGTAAAAAGAAAAAGAAGATGAACAAAAGAAAGAAGAAGTGAAATGCCTAAATTCAAAGGCAGGTCAGTTAGACTAAATAAACCATCTCGTATTCGCAAAGGCCA